CTGACGCAGAAGCGATACAATAGAGAATCGCCAACCCGGCAAGCGCACCACTGCTCAAAGACCCGGAAACACGACCCACCCTAGCACCTGAATTTTGATAAAAATAATCACCTATTGTATTTGCACTATCTCCATCATTAGTAGCAGGAAATATTCCTTTGTCAGTATTTATTATTTTGCCCCAATACCCATTTGCATGTGGTAGTTCTATTCCTGTATTCTCATACGAGCCTGCAACATCAAACTGGCTGTTATCAACCGAGAGCGATAATACCCAATCATCCATCTTTAGACCATCAATCCATTTATATAAGTTACCATAAGGATTTTCAACCAAAAAAGCTGCACCACCTGCAAACTCCAAATTGTTAGTATTATTAATAAAATCATCCATGCCTGCACTATCAGCTAACCCTGTTACCGAAACGTATTTGAAATTACCTGATGATGCTGTTTTTCCAGCACCTAGAGCAGACTGAATGTTCAATGTAGAGTATTTTGTAGCTGCTAAAAGCTGAATTAAAAACCAATCGCTATATACTTGCTGTGAGTATTTTGCACCGTTATTACCCGAAAGTGTCCTTGCTTCAGTTTGTGAAATATACACTAATGGTTTGTATCCTGATACTGACATTAATTTGTCATTTGCAAGGTCAATGTCATTTCTTAATGTAATTGAAGTTGCAGATGCTACATCATTTATAGGTTCAATTACTGTTAATGATGTAGTTAGCATATCAACATTTCTGCTCACTGTATTTACAGTATAAACAGTGTTCGCAGCTCCTAATACTCCGCTTGTGTCTTTCAGTTTATCGCCTGCTGTTAGGTATTGGGTAGCAACCGCAAAAGTGATTGTCTTGGTTGCAGCCACAGCGGTAATATCTTCATCAATATATACTCCGTTTACACATCTATTAGCAGACGCATCAAACAAAACTCCTTCGTATCTTCCCAAATTAGCATAATCAACTTCAATAACACTATCCGTATTGGCATCATATCTAAAAAAAGAGGGATGTACTTGCGAGCCAGTAAAATTATACATTGACTGTCTCCATGTATGTTTTGAATTTTGATAACGATGTGAAAAATACATTTTTGGAGTTCTTATTACTACATTACCAAAATCGGCAGCGTAAACAGTATAGTCAGATCCGTCTATGCTCTTAACAGTGTCAGTTGTATAGCCATATATATTAGCAGCCTGCCCATTCTCTTTAAACCGAAAATCAGTAGGGTCAAGAAAATATTTTACTGTATTATTACCATCAACTACAGCTGCTTTTGCATAAGAAAGCACATCCTGATAATCATTACTAACATTTTCAAAAAGCTCGGTTGCTTCGTTGTAAGTAAATTCATCTATCCTGAATCCGACACCGCCCGGCAACAATGCCGCAGGTAATTTTTTGTTTTCATTTTGACGGATAAGCAGCATATCATCTGCATTTAATTCAGTTGCCTCTGGTAACGATTCAATATCGCCTATGCCGCTTGTGCCGTATAAATTTACTGTTTTAGTTGTTCCTGTACTCATAGCTTTTATGTTAAAGTGTTAATTTTATCAATAATGCCTGCTGTAGCGGTCTTTTTACGGAGACCAACTCTTATAAATATCCCTTTTTTAATTGTGATATTCCATAAATGGGATGGTTTTGTATTGTCAAGAACTACTGTTGAATCGGGTACTTCATTCCAGTTTGTGCCGTCAACAGATTGCTCAAGATAAAGTTCTACATCATCGGTATTAATGCCGTTATATAGTACGGCAATAGCTGCCACATCGCTTTTTAGTGGTACAGCATCAAAGGTACTATCACCTGTTGAAATACTGTAATTTGGGGTTTGTGTATCTAAACTCATTTTTATAATTTTTTATAGAATTTCAAAAAATATTTCTCCATTTAGCTCATAGTTACCTGAATTTATATCTTCATCTGAAAAAATAGAAGATATAATTAAGTTATCTTCATCATTCCATGCAATTATGCGCAATACTGGATATTTGCCAGTAGATGCCTGTAAATTATGTATTAATGATGTTGTATAAATATCTCGTTTAATTTTAACTCCAGTTGGTAACTTTACTTTTATCATTGAACCAGCAGCCGATACGGTAACTTTAAGTTCTATTGCTACAAAAGCTGTTTTTCCTTCAATTTTATAAGCCATTTTGCCTACTATTGACGATAAGCCGCCACCATATAATGAAACATTACTGGAGGTTAACGTACTATGCGTCCATGGTTGTGGAGCTGGTGGTTGGTATAGGTTTAAACGAGCTTTAAATATTGTTATAAAGTCAGAGGTATTCCAAGGCATTGTATCTGAAGGTGCAGTAGTTCCCGAAAATAGCTTTGCTCTACGTATTTCATAGGCTTGATGTTCATCAGTGTTTTCAAATACTTTATATCCATCACTATCGTAATCAATATCTTCTCCGAAATATAGCACATTATTGTCATGCACAACATTGTGAGCTGCAACATAATATATTTCATCATTAAAAAACACAAAACCATCGGTACACTCCCATACATCACCTTGTTCTGAATCTACAACTTCGCATCCGTAAAGTATGCAATTGTTTTGTGCGCCTATTAGTGTTTTTATAACACCTAAAAAGGTTTCTCGTTCTGCCTCATCAATCCATCTAAAATCATCTAATCTAAGAGGGAAGCCGCCTATATCGGTAGTTTTTAACCTGTTCATATTGTATAATATTTAATAGTATAAAGCTTGCCTGCTAATTTTAACCGATTAACAAGTGCTTTTAATTCATTTTCGTTTACATTAAAGGAGTTTGGTACATTTATAATAAACCCTACATATGATTGTGTTTGCGAGGCATTATACAAATACACTTCTGTAAATGAAGTTTCGGAGCTATTATGTAAAAAAGTATCCGAAGCTGCCTCTGATGTGTTATAAATATATACTTCATCAGATGATTGTCCATCGTCAATATAAATACCATTTCCAACATAATTTGGGTCCTGGGTGTTTTGATTTGGATTGAATCTATGATTTAGTATATGTTCAAGATAAATTACTTGACTGTTATGAGCAATAAAAAACAGTTTCTCTTCACGATAAATAGCAAAGTTATCCATCATTATTTTAATGAGCGACACATACACTTTTAGCCACGCAATAACCTTTTCCTTACGTAGGTTTAACGGAAGCAACAATATTGATATGTTATATAAATTACTATTAAACATTGGCTGTATAGTCTATTAAATCGGTAAGTGGATACTCTGTGTCTATTACAAAATATCCTGAATATGCTACAAGAGATACTATAATATTTGAGTAGCTATTTGCACCATATTTACTTTTTGCCGATAGTTTTTGAAAATCAACTACTCCTTGAGCTGACCTAACAGCAGCATCGCATTCCTCAAGCCTAAAACGACCATTAAAATCAAGAGTTTCTATATAACTATTAATTGCATCCTCAACAGGAAATACAGCATTATTAGCAATAAGGCTTCCATATTCGTTTATAACTAATGGGTCGTAAAATATTTGATACTCTAGTTTTAGTAAATCAGGATTTTCAGATATAATGTTGATTATTACACCGGCATCTTTATACTTTTTCCAATATGCTTCAAAAGCTACTTTTTGAGGTGTAGTAAGCGGAGATAGTTCGCTGTTAATAATTGTAGCTGCTTTTATTGCTACAATGCCTTTTCCTTCCTCCGCTGCCGAACGCTTAATAATGCGTTTGTTTTCATCATATAATTCATATTCATATCTGCGCTTTGAGGCATTCCAAATAAGCTCATCACCATATTGAAAGTCCTCGGAGGCTTCTTTATACCATCTTACTGTGTGTGCTTGATGCTTGTCAATGTCGGTTTCAACCTCTTTTTTAAACACGTACCAAAGCCCCTCAAGTGTCCAAATGGCAATTGCTACAATAAACATGAACAGTCGCCAAATACCTACTTTGCTGGTGCTTGATAAATCACTCAAAAGAGTTTGGTGATCATCCAATACACTACCGGGGTTTGCCTTATCAGTAAACCAACCATTAAGTGTGCTCATGTTTGCTTTTTCTAAAGCAATTGCGTCATATATTTCTGATAGTGTTCTGCGTGCCATTATACCTCAATTATCATTTTATCAATTGTGCCCAAAACTGCATTCTCAACCCTTAATCGCATATATGCGGATGTTAAACCCATTAGTAAAAATGTGTGCGAAGATTTTGTAATATCTAATACATAATTACAATCGGGTATTGGGCTATAGTTTACTCCATCAAGCGATGTTTCGATGTAAACTTTTACTCCAGTATTTACATTTGTGTAATTAATTTGAATGCTTACATCTTTATTTAGATTGTATAATCTTATTCCATCAAATGTATTGTCGCCACCTGTAAGTGCGTAATTATACGTTTTTGTTATCATACCGCCATCGCTATTTGTAAATTCAACCAATCCCTCAACGTTACCAGTTGCTGGCTTGATGTTGTATTTTTTGTAATAATCAACTATGTCTTGATTAATAATCTCACCATCAATTTTAAGCTCAGTACCCGAAACTATATCACTGTCAAACTCAAGCCCGAGATTGGCTGCCAGCAAATCAAAAACGCCTTCTATTGAGCCGTACTCTTGTATGGCTAAATCAAAGACTGATTGGTGTTGGTATGTGGTTATGTTAGACATCAATTATTAATTTATCATTTTCAATACTAATACTTCGAGCTATGTATCCATCATCTGCCAAGCCAATGTTTATGCTTCGTTTTACATCTGCTGTTAATTTGCCGTTTAGCATTTGAGTTAACCCAACCCCAATTAGTGGGAACTGTTTGTACTCACCGGGCATTGCTTTAAGCAGATGCTCTACATGTTGATTGTCGGATACACCTACAACAAAATCACCATCCACAGCGTAAAGGTCGCCATCGTTATCAACCAGTATATCTTTTCTATCATCCATGGTTTACTTTGGTATTTTCGATTTGATTACGATTTGTTTGCTCTATCTGCTGAGTATCTAATACAACTGGAACGGCAGATGATCCTAGACCAGTTTGAACACCTGAATGAACATGTGAGTTATATTTATTTAAATGGTTAGTAAACGCTATCTCAATATTGTTTAATCTTGTTACCAAACCAAATTTTCTATTTTAATCAAGCCTCCAAGCTCATCACCACGTAAATTAACATAATCTACATTAGAACACATAGAAACATATGCAGTATTTTTATTCAAAAAGTTTACAACTACATTTGAGCCAACAACCGGCATTATAACAAAACCAGTTTCTTTGTTTTTTTCACTCTGTAAGCGAACTTTAAAAATTTCGGCAGCACCATTTAAAGGTTTAACTTTACATGTATGCTCATTATAATCAATAGCCAATACTTCGCATGCAACTGCATATACTTCATCACCTTTATTAGCAAGCTGTTCTATATGTTTTGCTATATCTGTCATACTTTGTTACCGAGTTCAATAATTTGTCTAAAACCTTTTGTTCCAAATTTAATTACATTCGATTTAATCATATAACTACCATTACGGTCAGCAATATTATCATCTCTTAGTTCTGCTATATCGCCTCTTTGCGCCATTGGTTTGCCATAGGCTGTAAATTTGCCTCTAAAACCATCATATTTAAGATTTGCTATTTCATTTTGTGCAATTTTCTCAAGGTCAGCTTTAGGTATATTGTAAAAATACAATGTGCGTTGTTCGCCATCGGCATCACCAATTTCGACTTCATGTTTTGTATTGTCCTGCATCATACTAACAGCCTTAACCTTAAGTTTTATATCATCAGCTTTTATGTATTCGGGATGACCATCATTTAATATGTTACGCTGAAAGCCAAACACATGAGTTTGTGCCTCTTGAGGCCAATAAGCTAATCCAACTAAAAGTTTACCATTTTTGAAGTAGGAAAATATACCATATTCCTTTTTAAGATGCGCAAGTACTTGAGCAATACTTACATTTGTTAATCGTAAATTACCTAAATTAATATCGGCTGTTTCGTACGAAATACCAGTTGGCATTATATCATTAAGTAATGTTTTTAAACTTACACTTTCGTAACTCTTAGTAAGGTTAGTTTGCTTTAATAAATACATTTCATCCTCACAAATTAGCCCAACTCTAACACCAGGCTTAATACGGCTTAAATAACCAATAAACACCGTTTGTGGTGCTGTATCGTAGGAAAGCTTAATAGTTACTTTATTGCCAGCTTTTAACAGGCTGCCTTCGCCCAGGGCAATTTGTTTTTGTTGCCACTCCAGTTTACGTGGTAGCGTTATTTCGCAAGTTTGAGTAAGGTTTTTTATATCTGAAGTAATTACCAAATCAACTACATATTCAAATGAATAACGACCAACCTTTATGTTACATCTTAATTTTTTCATGACTGCTCATCTATTTTAAGTTGAATAGGCTCATCGCTCAAACATTTTATCTCAAATAATTGCATATTTTGAGAACCTGCTTTTTGTGGGAAACGAAAACCTGTAACTACAACATGAAACACTCTAAATAAACCAAGAAAATCGCTTACTACATCCAATTCATTGTTGATGTATAACAATCTTACTAATGTATTCATATCATTTACAGGGTATTCTTTTTGGTTAATATGATGTAAAGCACCTCGCATTGTAATACTAAAATCGCCATTGCTAATAAATTCTTTCACAGTACCACTTAATCCCTGCACTTTTGACTTAACAATGTTTTTTGTCATATTAACATCCATAAGTATTTGGTCAATAACAATACTAAGACCAGTACCAGGATCTTTAATTTCGAGATTGGTAAAAACAGGAGTGCCAAGCCACGAATATTGCTGAGGCAAAGTATTATCAAGCCGTTCGGCATCATTTGTAGTTTGTGGTGTATATTCGCCAGTAGATGTATTAGGATACTTACCTATTGGTTTGTAAATTTTTGGATTAAGGCTAACCATTCCAAACCCACTTATTATGAATTGTGCGTTACTCATCCTGTAGCTAAATTTGCATCGTTTACCGCCTGAAGTAAAATTTCGCTAACCTTATCTTTTAAGTTATCTAAACCTTCAGTTATGTTTGTTGTATGAAATTCAATATTGCCTTGTATGAGGCTGCCTATTGAAATTGTAATGTTTTTGGTTGAACTACCTCCAGTACCACCACTTATGCCAGGTATTGCTGAGCTTGATTGCGCAGCAGGGTTTGAATTTCCTAAAGGGTTAGGTGCCGATGAGCCATCAAATGATAATGCATCATCTTTGCTTTCTTGTTTTTTGCCACCTCCTTTTTTCTTATCAACTTGAATGCCTTTTTTCGCCCCATTGTTATATGCAGCATCTACTCCAAGAAGTTTTAATACTGGTTTGATTAAACGCCAAAACGTTCCAAAAACATCTGATATTTTGTTGGCAATCCAATTAAATACTTGTTTAACAGTGCCCCATAAACTTACTTTTAGAAAGTTACGAAACCCCTCCAGTTTATCCCACAACATTTTAATGGGC